CGAAGCGCATAAAATGGCAATGAAAAAGGTAGGTAGGTAAACCGTGGCCGCAACCATCAACGCTACCTTGAAGAGCGAAACAGCCAACAGCTTTGTGACGTTGGCGGAAGCCAACACGTATTTTGAAACCGTCCCAAGCAGCACGCAGTGGGACAACAAGTCTGATGATGCAAAGAATCGAGCGCTGATCTCCGCAACGCGCTGGATCGACACGTTGAATTTTTACGGTGATCGTTGCGATGACAACCAAGCGCTGAGCTGGCCTCGCAACAATTACCACGTGGATCGTGTGGAATTGGTTTGCACCAGCATTCCAAACGACATTAAATACGCTACTTATGAGCTAGCTAACGCATTAGCCAATGACACGGACTCGATTACAGGGACTACCGGCGATACGGGGTTATACGAATCGGTCAAGCTCGGTGAGATGGAAGTTAAGTACAACACTTCTAGTCAAGCTACCGGAACTGTTAATAACGTATTCGACGTTTATCCTTGGCTGCAGTCTTATCTTGGGGCTTATTGCCTTGGTGGTAGCGGTTCGTATTCTGTCCGCGTTGTGAGGGGTTGAGATGGCAGGAGCGCTCGACAGTCTGTTCAAAAGCGTTGCCAAGACGGTTGTTGCTGATCTAGGCAAATCGTTTGACCACACAATTACATACACCCGCAAAGCGTCTCCGACCTATAACACCAGCACTGGAGCGCTGACGACGACTGACACGGCCTACTCGTTTGATGCACCGCTTGAGTTCGTAAACTCCGAGGAGCAAGAAGGGCGAGAGTCACGTCAGGCCAAGCTTTATATCACTCCCGATCAGATTGGCGATAGCCAACCAACGTTGGAAGACGAAATTACGTTGAAATATGCGGGTTCCAACCGTGTGGCTCAAATCATCGAGTTTCGTACTTACAAGGGCGATCAAGAGTATCTGTATATCGTGCAGGTGAGGTTCTGATGGCCAAAGGAAAAGACTACAACAGTGACATCGTTTTCAACGAAGTAGAAAACTTCTTTTTTGACTCGTTCAATCGGTTTGTTAAAAATACTGTTGTCGAGCTTGGTACGGATGAAGCGGAAGGCGGCGCAAGCCCTGTGCATACCGGTTATTTTGCGTCCAGCTGGACAGCCGGATATACACGTCCTGAGCGAGAGCCAAAAGAAGTTAGCGACAAAAACCGTAAAGGCAAGGGTGGAATTGACGGCAGTGAAGAATGGGGAAAGGCTTACTGGGGTAATTTAGAAAAGAAAAACGATGCCCGTTCTAAAGGCGGAGTTCCTAAGGCTGATTCGTCTTGTCCTCCGTTTGAGCGTGGAGAGATTACACGAAGATACACAAAAGGCGTTATCAATCGAGAGTTTGATTTTCGTAGAACGGTCTACATCGGCAACACCACTTACTACAGGGCATACGCTTTGGAAGGCGGCTCCGTTCAGCGATATGTGCAGGGTGAGATTGGCAAAAGGGTGAACGAAGCGTTTCAGGAGTACAAAGGATTTGGCGATGTTCGCGATATGGGCGATGTTCGCATCAGTGATCGTCCCAGCAAGACTCGCCGTTCTGTTAAGTACACTCCAGTTCTGCGAGGTAGGAAGTCATGACGCTAGTAAACGCTCGTGCCGCTTTTGAAAAAGCTGTAACTGACGCTGTTTCTGCAGCTGATAACACGGTGTTAATGGTTTACGACAACGTTGCCTACACGACTCCGGGGAAGACCAAGAAATACATCACTATGACGATTAGCTTTACGCAGTCAACGCTGCAGAATCAAGGAGCGGCGTCGGATTACTACAGCGGTGTCGTCCAGTGCAATGTTTACGTGCCACGCAGCGCTGGAACGTCGGTGTTGTCTAGCTTGAGTGAGGCGGTGATTGATGGGCTCACCTCAGTGAATGCCCCTGGGTACGTTGACACGTTCAGCACTGTTCCTCGCGTGACAGACATTAGCGGCCCAAATGTCTTGAATCTTGAGGATCGGCCACACTATTTGGGGATTATTTCTTGTCAATTTACTGCTGTAGCGTAGTATAGTTAGATCAAATAACTCTTTTGTATGCGGGCGTCAGAACTTCTTCGTAACAAGTTTGGCGTTAGCCAGCTTTACAAGCACGCTGTAGAGGTTGACGGCGAGATTGTTCTTGAGGTCTACTGGCATCCATTGACGATTAGTGAGCGCGAGTCGATTCAAAAGAAAACCGACTCTGACGATGCCGGTGATTTCGCGCTCAACATGATGATGCAGAAAGCTCTCGACGCTGATGGCAAGCGTCTTTTCCAGGATGGTGAAAAGGCTGTGTTGAAGAACGCAGTTGAAGCGTCTGTGTTGCAGGACATCCAGCTCGCAATGCTGTCTTCCGGCGCGGAAAACAAGGTGGAGGAAGCGAAGGCAGACCTAAAAAGCTAGGAACGACTGGCTGTTTATATTTTTCCTAGCGAAGGAGCTGGGAATGACGGTGGCCCAGCTGACGGTTCATTTGACCAGGGAAGAGTTGATCGGCTGGGCAGCTTTTTATGAGCTGAAGTCAGAGGAGGAAGAAAGGGTGATGGATCGAGCCAAGACAGGCAGAGGGGCGCGAACAATGGCATCGCGATAGACTGAGGCGAGACTTCCTGCGTTTCGCCCTGTGGCTAATTACAACGTAGATATTGAGGTTGGCCTAAAGGGTCTTAATAGGCTTCAGCAGTTCAAGAGAGAGCTTGAAGGTGTAGATACAGCGTATCTGAACATTATTTCTGTAACGAAAAGGCTTGAGAAGCAAGGTGGTCTAAAAAAGTTTTATGAAGGCGGTCGTGAGCAGCTGTTGAAGCTTGCTGGCGATCAGATGAAACTCGACTCCATGCTGAAGCAGGGAGCTGAGATCAGGGCAAGTTATGCAAGAGACAGAAAAGTTGAGCAACAAAAACAAGCTGAAGCTGAACAAAAAGCTGTAGCGCAGCAAATTGCAGATGAAAAGCAGGCTGCAATAGAAGCAAGGGCTAACAATCTTCAGCGTCTCAATGACTTGAAGAAGATACGTGTATTAAATGACGACGCTGCAAAAATTAGAAAATCTTATGACAACGATCGGCTTGTTGCTTTACAACAGGAGAGTCAAAGAGAAGAGAATTTAGCGCAACAAAAGCTGCGTAATACGCAGGAGCAGCTGCAAGCTGATCGAAAAGCAAACAAAGAAAGGCTGGCTGCGGATCAAGCCGCTGAGAAAAGGCTTGCTGCTCGCCAAAAAATGCTTGGCGGAGGAAGGACTAGGGGGCAAAAATTCAATGCTGCAATCACTGGCGGTGCTTTTCCGCTGTTGTTTGGCGGTGGCCCAGGTCAAGCATTAGGCGGTTTGATTGGTGGTGGCTTAAGCGGAGAAATGTTTTCCGGCTTAACCGTCGGAATGCAAGTGCTTGGCGCTTCTGTCGATCGAATGATCACACAGGCGGCAGTGCTTGGTCAGGCACTTGATCCTGTTTCTGGGGATTTTGAAGCTGTTGCTGTAGCCGCTGGCCTTGCCAACACTGCAACACTGGAGCACATTCAAACCATTGAAGAACTGGGAGAAAAAAACAGGGCGCTTGAGGTTGCGACCGCCGAACTAACCCGCGTTGTTGGAGCGGATGGCGTTGCCGCACTAAAAAGATTTGGAGCAGCAAGCAAGGATTTTGGGAATGCGACTGCTGAAGTCGCTTCTCAAGCATTTGCCACTATTGCAGCAGCGTTAGAGCCGTTGACCAGGGCTGCTGCGGATTTCCTAAAAACAACGTCTGCTGTGGGTCAAGCCCAAGTATCTGAAGACCCAAGGCTCAAAGCGGTTCGCGGTGAAATAACAGAGCGTATGCGAACGTATGACAATCAGTTTGGAGGAATGAATGACCTGCAAAACCGGCAAGCAATCAGAGATCTTCGTAAACAAGAGCTAGAGCTTGTAGAGCAAATTAGAAAAGAACAGCAGGCTGCAATTATTATTGAGGCTCAAAATCTTCGGGTTCGAGAAAATGTAAAAGCGATGAACCTCAAAACGCTTGAGCAGTACGAGCTAGAGAAAAAAGTAATTGCTGCTGGCAACGACCTTACTAGCGAAAGAGTTCAAGAGCTGCAAAAGGAGCAGATCGAACTTGACTTTAAGATTGAAAAAGCAGCCATAATTAAGCGTCTTAATGACGGAGAAATTGACGCCCGAGCTGTTGTTTTGGCCTTGAAAGGGCTGGAAAACGACAGAACTAGAGACCTTGCAACACTTCAAGAACGTATTAACAAAGCTCTTGGCCGGGGCGTCAAGAAAAGCGAAAAAACTGCAGAGCAAAAAGCTAATGAGCTTAAGCAGGCGCAGGACCTGGCTAGAGAGTTTTCTCGCGAGGTTGAGCTGCGTCAGGCTGGCAGCGATGTAGCAAGAGATCTACTGCAAATACAATTCGAGTACGAAGACCGAGTGAGAAAGATAAATGAACTGGAGAATCAGTCGCTGAGAACAGAGCAGCTAAAAAGTGCAGAGCTGCTAAACCAGCTTCAAATTAGGGAACGGATGGCAACGTTTGCAACAACGCGAACAGAAGGAGAAGTTGCTCGCGATAACTTAAATCGTGAAATTGCTTTGCTTCGGGCAAAATTAACAGGTAAAGAGGAAGAATTTTTACTCGATGAAAAGCTAGCCACATTGGAAGCGGCTATGGGTCAAGCCGGGCTTGATGAAGTTGCGGTTTATGAAGATCTTCTCAAGCAAATTAAAAACAGAAAAACGTTAGAAGAAGCTTTGAATGAAAACCTGAGGATCCAAAAGGCAAAAACGGCAGAGCTTCAAAGCGTTTACAAGCAGATTGGTCAGAGCATTGAGACGGGTGTCGTCGAAGCAATTTCTGCTGCGGTGGACAAGACCAAGACATTGGGTGAAGTTGCTTCTAATGTGCTCCGGCAGATTGGCAATCAGCTATTGCGGCTAGGCATTAGCCAGCTGATGGGTTCAATCTTTAATCCGTTTGATGCCTTGATGAAGCCAGGTGGCCGGTATGAAGGCGCCCCTCAACTCCCTCCGCTAACGCCACCGCCGCCTCTTCCTCCTCCCGGAAAAGCGCTTGGTGGAGCGGTTGGCGCAGGTCGTCCCTACATGGTTGGCGAGCGTGGCCCCGAGTTGTTTATCCCTGGAGCGCAGGGCAATATCGTTCCAAACAACGCAATGGGCAGCGCTAACGTAGTTGTGAACGTGGATGCTTCTGGTTCGTCTGTTGAAGGTGATGCTGATCAGGCTTCGCAGCTTGGCAAGGTAATCGGCATCGCTGTGCAGCAAGAACTGGTGAAGCAGAAACGCCCCGGCGGTCTCCTCGCACGCTAATGGCCACCTTCCCTTCAATTACACCAACGTATGGGCTGCAAAAGCGCAGCGCACCAAACATCCGTAAGGTGCAGTTTGGTGATGGCTATGAGGCCAGGTTGACGTATGGCATTAACCAAAACCCCAAGGTTTTCAACCTAACGTTTGAGGTGTCAGAGACTGATGCCGACACGATCGAAACGTTCTTGGATGCACGAGCTGCGGACTATGCCAGCTT